TTAAATTGAATTGAATCAATAAACATTTCGTTAAGTAACTCTCCAAATGTTTCATGTTGGATTTTTATGTGATGATTTATCTTTATCATATTATTTTTGTTTTATAGAATTTATATAATTTTCAGTATAATGTTTCCCATTTGAATCAACAATTTTAAATTCACCTTCTTCTCTATTCTTAACAAACGTACCAGTTTTTAAATACACCATTTTTTTTCCCGCGTCAAATTCAACAATTTTAAATTCCCCATTTTTATCACAATTATCAAAAAACCCTGTATACGTTATCCATTTAAATGTTTCAACCCCAAAACCATGTTTTAGACCATTTTTCCAAAAACCTATATATGAAATTTTTCCACAAGCAGTTGCGTTATAAACTCTTACCCCATACCCGTCAAATTTACCGTCTTTAAAATTTCCTTGATAATAACCACCTTCCAACATATCGTAAAAACCAAACCCATTATACTTACCGTTTTCAAAATAACCAGTATAGGTATAACCCGCCCATGTTTTATAAACCCCTTTACCATTTTCACAATCACCACTAATACATTCACCCTTATCTTGAGCAAAAAATGATTTTACAATAAAAACCAATAATATAATTAACGTTATCTTTTTCATACATCAAAGATACATAATTTAATTTAATTGGCCAAATTTTTTTTTAAAATTAAAATCCCCAACAAATTTTACTATTGTTAGGGATTTATATTTTTACCAACGAAATGAAAGGGGGTTTTCGGTGGAGTTATATAAATATAGGTTTTTTTAAAAAAAATCAAGTTTTACTTAAAATATTTTTAATTAATAGGTAAAGTTGGTCATTTTTGTCCTCAATTAGGTTGTTTTTTAATGTAAAATAACCGCATTCTGAGTGTTCGTTTCCGTCTTTTGCCTTGGTTAAATCTGGGTATATTTTTTCATCAACTTCCATAAGATAAACATACATTAACCCTTTGTTTTTAAGATTATCTTTAGTTTTTCTATTAATGACCCCACAAAGTTTTATTTTTTCTAATGGAACAATATTTGTTTCTTCAAAAAATTCTCTTTTTGCTCCCAAAAAAGGTAATTCATTTTTATTTAATTTACCCGCAGGTATTGACCAAGTTCCAAGATTTGACCCAAATTTATTTCTTTTACATAACAAAACCTCATCTTTAAATTTTACTAAAATCCCACCATATCTTTTTGTTTCTTTCATACTTTAAAGGTATTTATGTTTATGATATTAAATATAAATAATAATAAATTTAAAGTCAAAACATTACATACTTCTAAAGATAAATCTGAAGGTATGATGAATAAAAATTTTGATGAATCTTTCAATGGTTTATTATTTACAATGACTCCTGGTAAACATTGTTTTTGGATGAAAAATTGTATTATTAATCTAGATATTATTTTTATTAAAGACGATATTATAACAAAAATACATCACGATTGTTTACCTTGCTCGTCAGAAGAATGTGAAAATTACTGTGGTATTGGTGATTTAATTTTAGAAATTAAAGGCGGGCTTTGTAAAAAATTAAATATTAATGTTGGAGATGAAATTATTTATAAAAGTTAAATATAATCTTTAAAAAATTCATTTATATATTTTTTAGTTAAAGTGTAATCAGCGTATTCAGGAACTTGGAACGTTAATAATCCTTCACCATTTTTAAAATTTCCTTTAAGTAACTCTTCAAAACTTCCATAATAATCAAGGTTTGCATGATAACCAATATTATTTAATAAATAAGATTCAATAACATCTTCAAATACATTTGGTTTAACTTCAATTTTAAATCTATATCTCTTACCGTATTTGTATTCATTTTTATTTTCCCAAACAAAAAAATCATTCAACTCATTAACAATATTTTCATATAATTCACTTTGAACCGCCGATTGGTAAGCGGTATTTTGGATACTATATAAATCAGCTTTAATATCATCTAGAACATCCCCAAATAACCAAATCATTGTATCTTCATCTTTTATAACATTATCAATATTTAAACTGTTAATCATTATATATTCTTTATGTTCTTGTTTTTCAGATTCTTCTTCCATCCAATTGGAACTGGAACTATCTAATTCTATTTTTACCCCATCCAACTATTTTAAAATAATATTTTTTAAATAATTTAAATTATCGGAGTTTAATACATTAACAACATCACGATAAACATTGTCTGTCGTATCATAAAAATCATAATCATTATCTCCCTCACCAAATATGTTTTTAACTATTGTATTATAGTTATAAGAACGCATCGATTTGCCAAAAAATTCAGACAAATCGGACATACTTTGAAAATCACACATTATTTTGCCATTTTCAATAGTTATATCACTTAAATATCTACGAATTATTTCATTTATTATTTCTTCTCTATTAGATGTTTGTAACATATAATGTAATAATTCATTTTGTTCTTCTTCTAACTCACGTGAAAAAGGGTCAATCATTTTAATTAACCCACTTTTTTTTACTATTTTTAAAAAATTTTCTAACGTAACAAAATGTTGTTGAAGGGTTTCCTCCCATTCACCGTCATTAAACATCTGGACCACTTTTTTAAATTTTTCACTCATATTTTTTTAATTGTTAAACAAAATTATTCGTTTTTAATTTTATTTTGTAATATTTTTACAAATTCATTTTGAATCATCTTAACAAATTTTATATATGGAGAATCGTCAGAATCTGGATTATATTTATATTTTCCTTCTGGTGGTCGTGTATTTCTACCCATAAAATTTAATCCTGAGATATTTGTAATACATTTATGTCCACCACTGTTAGCCTGAATTAAATCCCAAGCGTTAATTGTTATATTATCCAAAATTTCTTTTTCTTCTTCCGATAAAACAGAAAAAGGTTTTATCATTATTTCCCCAATTTTAGTTAATTCTTCTTTTCCATTATTAAGACTTTTATATTTATTACCATATAACGCCGCAAAATCTTTAAAAGTAAACCCAACGGACATTTCTCCAAAATCTTTTGAACTTTCAGATATCCATTTAATTGTAGATAAAGGAATTTCTTTTTGTTTAAGTTGTCCTTCCCATTTACTTAAAACTTCTTGAGCTATCTCACCAAGGTTAACACCTTTTAACTCTCTTTCTTTTTTAAATGGGTTACAAGACGCTTGTACTAACCCTAACGGCCAAGCAATTACAATAAAGTCCGCCTCAGGATTGTTTTTAAATGGAGTGTATCTATCGTAAGAACCTGGAGATGTCATTTTACCCCCACCATATTGAACAATAATATTATCAGTAACTTTAACATTTGAATGAGATTTCATTTGATTAACGTACTCTTCTTTATTTTTTTGTAATTGTTCAACATTAACATAACCCTTTTCAATCATTATTTTTTTTATGTTTTGAAGAATATTCATTAATGACGGAGTTGATTTCATTACAAGTTCTTCTAAGAAACCCGGTTTGTTTTTAAATGCTAATAATAATTTATTGGCAACTAAACCCATTGCAATTTTATTCTTTTGTAAGTCTTTTTCTTTATCTAATTTAAATAAATAATTAATAACAGTGTCTACCGATATTTCATTTGTTGCATAATTTGCCGAATCAATTGTTGAAATTAAAAATATATCTTCATTTGTAAATAAATCTTTAGGGGAAACTATTTGTGAAATTGTTTCAGCGTTTGAACGGGCACTTTTAAATGAGGTTGTGTCAGTACTTTCAGCCCCGGCTTGTCTATCATGGTGGTCAGTATGTATAATAAACATTGGTTTTCCATGAGCAAAATCTACTAAAACAGGCATAATCTCTCCAAAAGCATCTGATTTTTTAATTGCAAATTCTTTATCACCATACTGAATAATTTCAGAGTCTACTACTTGAATACCATTATTATTAAGATATTGTTTCATAGCAACAGCCGTAGTTACACCATCTAAATCTTGATGAAAATAAATTTTTGCTTTATTATATCTTTTAGCAAGAGCATTTATACCTTTTAAACCACTTTCTTTAATTAATTTTTTCATTTACGTATATTATTTTTAAATGCCTTTCTCATAAATATATAAAAAAGAAAAAAGAGGTCCTAAAACCTCTTTTTTTAATTTATTACCTTAATTTTTTTTGTATCCCTTTTATAATATTCTTCCTAACAGGTTATTTTTTTATTTTATACGACCAATTCTTTTTTTTCTTTTTTGGTTTCAAACTATGAGTTAAAAAAACAACATTCTGTTCGTTTGCATAAAGACCTAAAATATTAAATTCGTAAAATTCTTCCGCTTCCTCATAAGTCATTTTATCTTTCATTAAAGTATCAATAATTAAAGATTTGGAATACAAAACTCTTGGTCCATTCCCAAATTCTTCAATTATACCTATTATTGAGTTTTCAAACCCATCTAACAAAACTGCGCCTTCTGCGTATTCATTCAAATCAATTTTCATTTTCTAAATTTTTAATTTTTCGTTCTAAATAAAATAAAGCTTTTTTTAAATCTTCTAATTTTTTTGTTGGGTCTTTTTTACCCGCTCTTGAAATATATTTAATAACATTTCCCAATAAAAAATCTAATTCCCAATTATCAATAACTTTAATTGTTTCATAAACATTTTCTTTACCCCCATAATGAATAGGGTTATTAATCATTTCATCACCCATTTAAATTTTTATTTAAAAGTTTAATACTACTTATATCAACTACAAACCTAAATTTTACTGTTGATATTCCGTCATCTTCATACGATTTTTTAATTTTAAAATTAGAACCTTTAACATCAAAAGTATATCCATTTGCCGTCGCCCCTATTGGGTCTAAATAATCAATTCTTACCCCTACAATTCTATAAAAATCCCCAGGATTAAAAGTATAACTACTAGTTTGCCAAATTTTGGTTTCAAAAATAATTTCTTCACCTTGATTATATATTTTAAAATTTCTAAAAATAAAATCTGGAATATCAATTCCAGTAAATTGAATAATAAATCTATTTTTTTTTAAGGGTTCTATTGATTTAAAATTTTCAAACCCATTTTTTTGTGTTGCCATATTTTATATTTAATTAACTTATTTAACGTTTGATTTTGAATCAGTATGAGACCCTTCAACATGATAATCTTCATCATCTCTGTATTGATTTAACAATTCATCATTAGATAAAGTATTATATTTTTTGTCAATATCATTAACATTAACATCGTCATACATATTATGTAATGTCATATTTAACTGATTAGCAATATTTAATGACTCATCTATAACTTTTATTATTTTATACGGATTACCGTTTGATGCTGGTCGTCTATCTTCTAAATACCCTTTCCATTCATCACCAACAATTTTTGGAACTCTAATTGAAGCGCCTCTGTCACCAATCCCCCAACTAAATTTATTTATTGATTGGGTTTCATGTTTACCAGTTAATCTTAAATGATTATTAGACCCATAACAATCAATATGTGTATTAGCTCTAGATTCAAAAGTATTAAAAATCGCTTTAAAATATTCTTGACCTCCAACTTCTCTCATAATATCATTTGAAAAATTAGTATGTAAACCTGAACCGTTCCAATCCCCAATTAATAAAGGTTTTGGGTGTAATTCAATTGAGTAACCACGTTTTTCGGCAAATTTTTCTAAAATGTATCTTGACATCCATAAATCATCACCGGCTTTTACTTTACCTTTTGAAAAAATTTGATACTCCCATTGACCTAAAGCCACTTCAGCATTAATTCCCTCAACACTAATACCTAAGGATAGACAGTATTCTAAATGTTCATCAGTTAACTCTCTACCAACCATTTGTCCGCCAACACCACAATAATACTTACCTTGAGGGTCAATAACACCTCCTCGGTCAAACCCCAAAATATCTTTATGATGTCCAGTACGGATAAAATATTCTTGTTCAAAACCAATCCAAATATTTTCATCTTCATCACCTAACTTTGACCTATCGTTAGTTTCATGCGGTTTTCCATCTTTATTTACTACCTCACAAAAAGCATAAACAGTTTTAATGTTTGATTTAATAAAACTATGAGAATACAATCTAACCGGTTTTAAATAACAATCTGAGGAAAACCCTTCGGCTTGCATTGTTGAACTGCCATCAAACCCCCAAATAGGAACTTCATTAATATTATCAATAACATTATTAGTAATTTTAATTTTACTTCTTAAATTAGGTTCTGGTTTATATCCATCTAACCAAATATATTCAATTTTTGTATACATAAATTAGTTTTTTTAAATTTACTTAATAATATTAATTTTTATTAAATAATTCAAGAGAAATTAAAATTTTTAATTAATTTAAACGCCTCATTAGTTAGATTTTAGATGATTCGAATATCTATAATTTCTATTGAAACAATTTTCCTCCTCTTCGGTTTGTTTTGTTATTATTATACAATTTTGACCATAAGTAATTGATGATATTTTTAGTTTATTTTCTTTTTTTGAAAACTCACTATTAACATATTCTATTAGTTTTTTTGTATAATCAATAGCGTTGAAGACACCTATTTTATACCCATAAATAAAAGATTCTTCATCCCAGTAGTTACATTCAATATCTTCTATTATGTAGACACCACCAGGTTCTAATAATTTTTTAAATAGAAAATTAAATGTTTCTATTTGATGTGTAGGATGATGGCTACCATCATCAATAATAAATTTAGCCGAACCTATTTCATTAGAAATTCTATCTAAATCATTTATATTTGATTGGTCGCCTTT